TGCTAATTGGAACACTGTTAAAGAAACTCAAGGTGGTTCTGAAAACTTTCATGAGGGCCCTGGTGGTTGGAATTCTGGTAATGGTTGGGGACTTTACAAATGAATCAAGACTGGCGTTACAGTGACGAAAGAATGGATGTTCGTACACAAGGACTGAATATTCTACTCAAGAAGTTTGGTTCTCAGATTTGCTCTGATGGATCTCCTAGGTATTCTAATCAAAGTATTTACGAGTGCGTTCATGATTGGGTATCACAAGGTAACATAACTACTAGTGGTATTGTCAAGTATTATGAGGCGTATTACGCATGAAAAAGATTATCATGAGTTTGTTGGCAGCAGCAACTTTAACTGCTCCAGCACTTGCCGACCCTAAGATCACCAAGGGTTTTAATAGTATGGATGCAATGGGGTGTATGCTTCTACGAGAGTGTACAGATGGAGTCGATAAAATCGAAAGTATCGCAACTATTGCTGCTGAGTATCCCGATACTAATTATAGTATTGTTGCTGACGAGTTCAACGCAATGCTCGTTGCTCTTGAGAAGGTCGGAGTTGGGGTGTTTCTAGCAGATAGTAAGTATTTCCCTACTACTCACCGTGGTGTTTATCATACCGTTGGGAATAACTTCTTCCTTAATAGAAGGTATATGGATAGAACCAATTATCTGATGCAAGTTATGCGTCATGAGGGATGGCACGCTGCTCAAGATTGCATGGCAGGCACTATTAAGAATAGTTTGATTGCCATCATTAAACCTGAAGATGAAGTTCCCATGATCTGGCGTGTGATGGCAGAGAGAACTTATCCCAAACATGCTGTTCCTTGGGAAGCAGAAGCAGGTTGGGCAGGTCGTACTGAAGGTATGACGATGAAAGCACTTCAAGCATGTGCTGCTGGTGAAATGTGGAAGGTTTATGAACCAACACCATTGACTCGTAAGTATCTTGAGGAAGAAGGATTTATTGCTAAATAAAGTTGCCTTGCTCTCTACTAATGGCGGATACGAAACCTAAGGTAGAGAAGGAAGACCACGATGAAGATAAAAGTGAAGTTCTTGGTAATCTAGTCAAAGTTGTTGTATTGATTTGGTCTGCCTCTCTTCTTACATTCTCATATGTTCGACTTCCAAATGGTCAAAAGATTTTAGATTTTGATCCTACTTTCATCGCCTCGGTCTTTTCTGGATCGTTAGCTGCATTCGGATTGAGTCCCGCTAAAAATGGTAGTTCTCCTAAGAAAGCACCTGAGATCAAAAGAAAAGAAGAACCTACTGAACCTAAGGTCTGATGAAAAATGAAACTCTTTTCAGAAAAGGAAACTCAAACACCTGAGGTTCCTGTACAGTCAACTCCCAAGTCCCCCTTCAAGTGGTTCGCACTTGCAGTGGGGACTTTTTTTGGTGTTGCCCATATTGGTGTATTGGGTTATTTGATTGATGATAAGTCTCCAGATTTTCCAGTCATTCAATTTCCAAGAGGGGATTATTCTTCTTATGAAGTTGAAGGTAATCGAGATGGATATAGGATTAGATATAAAGCAAATGATCCTACTGTATTGAACTCTAATAGATCTTTAGAGTTGGATCAACATAAAAAGGGATTCTTCGGTGGAAACACTGAAACTCGTAGAAGAGAATATCGTTCCGATCAATATACAATGGATGGTGCTAGAAATATGGGAGGTGCCGTTACTGACGGCGAGGGAAAGAATCTTGCAAAAAGCGAAGAGTGCATACGGGCGGACGCTGGAGCACGGTCACAAGGTGCAATGGCAGGAACTAGTCTTGCTGCTGGTTTAGTTGTTCCTGCAGTTTCTAACATTCCATACATTGGTTGGTTAGCAGGTGGATGGGCAATGCTCTTAGGTCAGAAGGCAGGTTCAGAAATTGGATCTGAAATTGGTTCTTCATTCAACGATTGCTAATGAACTTTGAACTTACAATAGAGGATTATACGATAATAATTAATGCTCTCCATTACTACAAAAAGGCAGAGAAGTATCCAAACTTTTCTCACTTTGATGAAGAGAGAATTAATCAATTAAGAGATAAGTTAGCATATCAACTTATTCCTTCTCCTAATAGTAAGAAGGGAATATAGATAATTACATATGCCTGTATGCATATGGAAAGGTTAAACACATTCGTTTTAGGGATCACGATTTCGATCATTGATTACCTGTATCGAGGAAGATTTTTTCAGAGGTTCTGGGTTCTAGAAGAAATTGCTAGAGCACCTTACTTTGCGTTTCTGAGTGTATTGCACCTGAGAGAATCTTTAGGGTTGCGGGGTCAATGGCACATCTATTTGATGAAAGAGCACTTCGAGCAATCAGTCAATGAGACAGAACATCTGGAATATATGGAAAGTAGGGGTGGTAATCGTTATTGGATTGATCGTTTTTTCGCCAGACACCTCGTACTCATCTATTATTGGATCAATGTGGTTTATTATTGGTTGGCTCCTCGCGCTGCATACCATCTCTCCTATGAAATAGAGATGCACGCTGCTGAGACATATGCAGATTATCTTGCACATGTAGATTACAATGATAAAAAGATCTGGGAGATTATGAATGATGAGATTCAGCACTTCCAAGAACTTGCTGAAGCAATGAGAATTTTAGATCCAGATCATTTAACAGTAAGAGAGAAGGATCGGGAATCATTCCCACCAGATGTAAGCGACTTGGTAAAGGCACATGAACCTATTCCTCAGACCACTAAGTGATCCAAATGGTGTTACATGGAGTATTATCATTTCCATATTAATACTCCTTGCTGGAGTTTCTTACTACATATATACAATTATGAGTATGGCATTCAAGGAATTGGAAGATGAGCGACCTGACGAATAAAGATTCAGAACAAGATGCTAAACTTGCTGTATTGGAAAGCAAGATTGAAAGTTATCGTGAGCGCATCATTGCTCTAGAAGAAGAGACAAAAGATGTATCAGTAATCGAAAGCACTCTAGAGAATGCTATTCGTCGGATTGAAATGGTCCATAGTCGTATTGATAAGACCGAAGAAAGGATTAAAGAAATTAGACAACAAACTATAGACAACAAAATTTGGATTCAGAGAGCATCTGCTGTCATTGGTGCAGCAGTAACTCTTATTGGAATTATTGTTGCAATGCCACAAGATGCAGATTCAAAGGAGATGAACTATGGGAGCAATGACCCCGCCAAGCAGGAAATCGTGTTACAACTTCAGAGTAATTGAGATAAACCGTGTTGTTGACGGCGATACTATTGATGTCACCATTGATCTTGGGTTTGACTTATACAAGAAAGAAAGAGTTAGAGTTGCAGGCGTTGATACGCCAGAGAAGAGAACTAGAGACCTTGAAGAAAAGGAGTTAGGCATCCATGCAACGAATTGGCTCAAAGAGAAGTTGGATGGTGCCATTACTGGGGATGACGATCTTATTATCCGCACTGAGCTTGTTGGTGGTATGGGCAAGTACGGTCGCCTTCTCGGTTGGTTGTACATAGGAGACTCTGAACTATCCTTGAATGAACAAATGATTGACGAAGGATACGCTTGGGAGTATGATGGTGGAACAAAGCAAAAGAACTTTGAAGAACTTCGAGAAATACGCAGGGCACATGGCACACTTGTTTAGTTTTTTATTTGCTGTAACTCTATGGGTACAAGTCCCTCAATGGTCAGATGATTGGAGTAATTGTGCTGTTGATGTTCCTGATGCATCTTGCCACTGGTATATTGTTAACGCCGACAATACCTTTGGAGAGGGATTCGACTGGGAAACAGCACCATGGTTCGATGTAAATGGTTTGCAAGATATTGCTAATTTGCATGATGATGTTATAGATAGTGGGTATCAATATACTGTTGAGGCACTTAACGATGCAAAAACTAATTAATGTACTCGCGCTGTCGTCTTTTGTTGTATCTGCTGCCGTTGTCGGTGGCGGTGTGTATGTTTATCTTAACAAGGACGCAATGATAGAAAGCGCCAAAGAGAAAATCACTTCTGCAGCAACAGAAGCAATTGCAGGAGCACTTCCTGGAATGTTAGATGCAGCAATGCCTGAACTTCCTAATGTTACTGGTGGTGCTATTCCTATGGGAGAAGATAAGGGTGGAGCAGTTCCTGGTATGAGACTTCCCTAATGGCAGAAATTCGTGATATTGATATTAGAAATGTGGAAATTCGTAATATAAACATTCCAAACTGGATGACGAATCAACCACGCCTTCCATCTGCTCCGCCAGTAACGGTGCAGGTGGGAGTTCCTGTTATTGATATTCCTGGATGTGTTGAGGCACACCTTGATAATCAACAAGGAACCAATGATAATTTGGTTGAGGATGACCCCAAAGGTGCTAAGGTATTTTGTGATGGTAACATGCCATCATTTAATCCGATTCGGTATGAACCTGAGAATATGGTTATTGAGCGATCTGCTCCTATACCAAAGGTTAATCCACCAGAGGTTCCTGCACCAGAGATTCCAAAAGATACCACTCCCCCTAAAGTAGAGAAGGAAGAAGTGGAATGTCCTCCACCTAATGCACCACGCATCGGTGATGTAGCACAGAACCAGAAGGAGAGAGTCTCTGGTTATGAACTACAGAATGGTGTCTGTGTGACTCTCTACGAAGATATTCCTTGGCAGGCACAATACTTACCAGCACCACAAGTCGCTGCGACCACTGCTGGTATTGCTGTAGTTGCCACCAGTTCTGCTTTGTTAGCAAAACCACTGGCAGATTTACTACTCAAAGTATTCAAACCTGCAATCAAAAAAGTGATTACAAAGGTCTCAAAGATCAGGGGGAAGAAGGTAAAGATCGAGTCCTTAAGGGAGCGCCGAGATCTTCAGCGCGAACGCTCACAGGCGATTCGGACTTTGCGGAGGATGAAGAAGGGGAAATAGAATGAACATGTGGTGCGATAGCAGTTACATTATCAACCACTACATCAGCACATATAGAATAGTATGGACTTCTGGGATGAAAGCGAATTCCTTGCTTTAATAATTGACCACAATTTTTGAGTCTAGCGATCTCAAAATCTAATCTCTTGTTAGCGGTAAGTTGTTGTTGTAATGCGATCTGTGTTTGTGCTGCTTCCTTACATTGATCTTGTAATTTTTTATCTAAAGGTGTACTCCAAGTCATAGAGAAACCTAAAGATAAGTTAGTATTATTTTTCTGTCCAGTTCTAGTCGGCACATAATATAAAATATCTCCTGGATTATCAGGTGCTCCATCTCCCGTAGGGTTGCCATTCGCATCAGTGTCACCTGTCAGGTCACGCATATCAAATACGGGATCCATATAGATGTCTTCATATGGATGTTGTTGAGAAAGAGAACCTGTAACGAAGGGTGTGAAGTTCACAGTGGGCCCTTGACACTGTATTCCTCCCCCGTAAGTATTCGTGATGTATGGGCCTTGTAATACCTGGATAGCCTGGTTTGTGACGCTACCTGAACTATTCGCGATTGGAGATGCCGTTGCGGATACACCACCAACGGTCTCTGCTCTTACGGGTGCCGCAAATAGTAATGCGATTATTGCTGGAAGATACTTGTAGTGTCCGTTACGCTTGTAACGGTTGTCTCCCTTTGAATAATCGTGTGATTGCTTAAACCTGGACCAGAAACGGTTTGCGTAAACTGAAACGCTGCTCCTGGTGTTGTTTGTTTGAATGTTGGTGTCGCTGTCACGCCTGTCCATTTTGAACTCACTCCGTTAATAGTTACATTCACATCACCTGTTGTTGGCGATAAGTTTCCACTGGTTGGTTCAACACCACTGCCAGTTACAGAATATTGATATCCTGTATTATAATCCATCGAATTGATGGTCTCGGTCACGGTAGAAGTTGTCTCCGTATGACTAGTCATGGAGCCTTGAGTAAAGTTAGGCACCACTGGAACGCTGTACGCGGGTTGTACTAATCCATGGATAATGCCAAGAATCAACCCTAACCCGATTGCTTCTTGTAATCTAGTCATTACTATTTAACCTCAGTCAATTACAGTAATTTCAGTGACGAACTGAGCAGTTACACTTGTACCAGCACCTTGAGTAGTGCCAGTGACTGTAAGACCATGATCAAGACCAATGGTGCCAGGTGCGGCTGAACCACCACTATAATCACCAGCACTTCCTGCCGTGTATACAGTACTTACAGTTCCAG